CACTACGTGAGCCTATGTGGAGAGCAGGGCTATCGATAGCGTGGCACTGTGAGGATCGTGAGACCGCGATCCATTTAATGTCCGAACGTCACCCGGGATACAACCGTGAATCGACCAATACTAAGGCTAAACAAACCGATGGGAAGCCACAGGGGTGTGCGCAATTCGAATCCGAAAACCCCGGAGGATGTGACGGTTGTCCACATAGGGGCAAAATCAAGAATCCTCTTGCCCTCTGCCGAGTCTTCCGAGAAGCGCCCACTGCGTCGAACGCAGTTTGGAAGGTTCCGGATCCCAAAGAAGTTCCAAAGTTCCCAGACTTCCTCAAGCCCTACGTCAGAGGAATAAACGGCGGGGTCTACTATTTACCTCCGGTCGAGAAGGACGATGAAGGCGCGCCCGTTCAATCAGCGCCCATCATGGTATTCCGGCACGACATATATCCCTTGCGTCGTATGTTCAGCCCACACGATGGTGACTGCTTAGAGATGCGGGTATCCCTGCCGCATGACGAGGACAGAGACTTCCTGCTTCCTATGTCGATCTCACAGGCACAAGAGGCACTCAAAACAACATTGCCCAAGCATGGGGCGACATTCGATAACAAGCACATAACTCACGTAATGGCTTACATCAAGAAATGGGATGAGTTCATGAAAGAGTACAGAGCAGCAGATCAGATGCGCATGCAGATGGGGTGGACCGAGAAGAAGGATGCCTTCGTAATTGGCAACATAGAGATCATCCCAAGTGGCGATAAGCGCGTTGCTCCGGCGTCGCCATTCGTAAGGAACATTGCGAAACTCCTGCGACCGGTCGGCAACTACAACTTGTGGAAAGAGTCGTTCAACGCATTGAACGAGCCGGGATTCGAAATGCATGCCTACGGCGGCTTGCTTGGATTCGGATCGACCTTGATCCATCACACCAGTACAAGCGGCGCAGTCATCTCGTTTGCCGGAGACTCCGGCGTAGCCAAGACAGGTGCGCTATACGCTTGCTTGAGTATCTGGGGTAACCCTAAGGAACTGAGTGTCTTCGATGCAACTGATAACGGAATGGTCGGTCGATACCTTGGGCTGCATAACTTGCCATTGGGTTGTGACGAGGTTTCCAACAAGAAGCCGGATCAACTGTCCAACCTTATACATCGTATCTCGCACGGCAAAGCCAAGATCCGTATGCAAGGGTCGGTTAACGCTGAACGTGATATCGAATTCTCAGCCTCGTTATTAGCGCTGTTCACTACGAACCAACCTGTCGCTGACAAGATGATGCAGTTGAAGAATAGCCCAGATGGTGAGATGGCCCGCATCATTGAGTTCAACATCCGCAAACCCGCACCGCTTGCCAAGAACCCCGAACGCGGTCGTGAGATCTTCGACGTGTTTCGCACCAACTACGGATGGGCAGGGCCTGAGTTTGCTGTGTATTGCTTTAAGGTCGGCTTCGACTATATCCAGAACCTTGTGGATAAGTGGATCAATAAGTTCCGTCAGAGTTTTGGTGCTGATGTGGCATACCGATTCTACGAGAACTCGACTGCGGCGACCTTCGCGGCGGGGGAACTTGCCGTTGAAGCCAAGATCATTAACATCGATATCGACCGCGTCTTCCGAGTTGTGGTTTCTAATATGTGCAGCATTAGGGATAACACCCCGCTGAACAGTCTGGACTACAGGGCGTTGGTCGGTGAGTTCGTCCTTCGCAATCAGAGGAACTTCCTGATCCTGAATGAAGGGGATGTGATTGGCGAACCGTATGGTCCGTTGGTCGGGCGCACTGAGGTGCATGCCAAGACTCGCTACATCTCCAAGACGGAGTTCCGTAAATTCCTTGCCGAGTATCAGGTCAGTATCCGGGACTTCGAAAACGCTTTGCGTGAAGACGGCATGTTGGTCTATCACGGCAAGCAGCGACTATCGAACGGGTGGAAGAACGGCAGCGAGACGCCACCTATTGCAGTCTATGGTCTGAGGTACGATGAAGCGGGTTGAAGAGCCAAAGTGGCTTTTCCCATTTGAGGGTATGAGCGTTGGGGATAGTTTCTTTATCCCTACGCTCACGCCGTCTCACATGGTCTATGTGGTAGATACACGTGCCAAGGCAAGCGGCATCCGGGTGAAAGTATTTCCGAGTATGACGGATGGTTGCCTTGGCGTACGTGTTTGGAGGATTGCTTAATCCTGATGTTCGTCGTAGATCTCAAGCATACGGCGCATCACCATGTCTCTCATGTCCTTAAGACGTGCGACCTCATCAGCGTTTTCTTTTGGCGTCTTGTCGCTTGATTGAAGCCGCTGGATCTCTTGTCGGATTTTCTTAAGAGGACCATTGTTGATCTTGTCGTAGGTGTGCGTCAGCAGCATAGCGTTGGGGTGATCCGCCATGTATGACCGTAATTGATCCGGGCGAGTCATCAGCATGTTGACCGTCTCTTGCTGCGACTTAAGATCCTTTTCTACTTCGGCGTAACGCCGTGCGTCAAAGTCGGTGGTCTTACCGATGAAGTTACCGAACGGTAGCAGCACCGTCTTCGGATCCAGATCTTTCGCGCCCATTGCATACATCGCCATGTCCGTGGCGCTCTGCCCCATGCGCACGTACCCATCGACGTAGTTGCTTGCAAGGAAGTGCATCGACGCAGGTTCGATCTTAACGCCCGTCGATTCGAACAACATCCTAGACGCCTTCTGGTACATCTGCGGGATGTAGTCACCACCCTCGTAGACGCTGCCGTACTTGGTCATGTGGTTGTTATGCACCTGCCGTCCGAACGTATCCACGTTCATCTTGTACTCAGCAATAGGCCGCAGCACGGAGGGCAAGATAGAGTCTGTGATCCACGCTGCCGGATCGTCGGCGGGGTTGAACTCCGCAGTCGGCAGGGGGAGGTAGGAGTCTCTGACCAACGTCATGACGTTACCCGCGACAGACTTCGCGTCGGTGTGACCCGCCAACAGTGCCGCCATCTGCGCCCCGATACCTGCAAGCGCACCGCCGCCGAATCCCCACGGGATCTGAACGTAGTCGTTGTCTTTGCCAAGCAAACCCTTGGGAACTGGTATACGCCAATTTCTAACCCACATCGACTTATCGTCGGTGGCAACCTTGTTGCGTCCTTGCTCGTCTTTATCGGCAGCAGCGTACGACATGCTGTATGCCGCCATACCCGCACCGATCAACGTGGCAACCATGAGTCGCGTTGTGTTCTGACGCTCCTTGAACTTGGCGACCATGCGCTGTTGCGCTTCTCGGGCCTTAACAACATTTGGCGCAGACTCAATCTTGGTTAGATCCGCAGTCGTTGGCTCTTTGCCTTTGTTCGCTGCCTTGAACGCATTGATGCCTTTCTCAATCTGCTTTGCCGTCTGTAGTTCTTCCGGCAAGTTGCGGACGAAGTTATCCACAGAGATGAACGCAGGGAGGATGGAGTCGATTGCGCGAACCGCACCTGTAGCGTTGGCTCTCCAGAACGCGAACAAGTTCCCCAGCGATTTACCGTAGGTTCCAGAATGCTCGTAATTGATCAATTCCTTGGTGTAAGCGGCGGCGCGATCCTGCACCTTCTTCTGGAACTCAGGAGCCGCTAACTCTGCTTCAGTCGGTACGCGCTTGTTCTTGTTGACGAATTCGTCGATGACCTGTCGAACCATGTTCTCTTTGGCGACGCTGTACGCCGCTGCACGAGTTGTGAGTTCGAACATGTCGCCAAAGTGATCCGCGAACTTGCTGATGACCTTGGCAGTCTTGGCAACGCCGTTGGTCGATTTGAGTTCTCTGATGACCTCGTCGTACTGCGCCCGACTGCTCAAGCCTGTCAGGTAGGAACTACGACCGCCTCGTTGAATGTACTCGTAGATGTCGCGCTCAAACGGATCTGTCGAATTTTTAAGCCTGTCGAACTCACCGTTCTCGTAGGCGCGAGCAACGTCAAACGCTTTGAGGACACCAAAATCGGCAATCTTGGATGTGACTCGTCCCAAGAACTTCGCGCCCTGAACTGCGCCCATATCTGCCGTGATGGCAAACGTGTTGGTCAGCGCGTGGCGAATGAAGTTGTAGGGAGCGAACGCAGGGTTCCATCGCGTGTGGCTCATGGAGACGGCACGAGTGGCCCAACCCAAAGCATCCAGACCCTTGCTAACGATGTTGGACGTGTCTTCGTACGACCGTCGAACTGCTTCGTTTAGTTTCTTGTCTTTGATGTTGTAGATCGTGATCTTGCCATCTTCATCGTGATGGAAGAACGCATTGCCTTCCTTCTGCGCTTTCTCAATGGCGTCAGCCATCTTTTCGCGATTACCGAACTCAATCGACTCGCCCTTAGACACAAGGCTTGGAAAACTCTCGTGCAGTTCTTTAACCGAGTCGATGATGGATTTACGACCCACGTTCATCGCGGACTTCACACCATCAGCCATCGTTTCAAAGATGCTGTTGTTGGTGTTGCCCTTGGTACGACCACCGAACTCACGCGCAGTGTCCGTATAGGACGTACCGTAACGCTTGCCGGAGCGTTCGAAATCATCGCGGAATCGGTTGCCGCCACTCTTAGGATCACCGCCCAGACCTTTGAACGTGATGTAGTTGGCAAAGTTGTAGAAGTCCACGTGGTTGTCTACAGGATTTGACCAATACCCCGCTTTGCGGTTCAGCATCCGGGTGTTGTCTTGAACGGTGCGGATGTTGCTTTCAATGCCCTTGATGTGTTCGGCAAGTTTCGGATTCTGTAAATCCTGATCTCGCATTGCACGGATCTGATCTAGCGCAGCCTTGCTATGCTCACCGGTCACGTTGTACGTCGGATGATTGATATCCGTTTCGGTCGGCTTACCTGCAACCTTCAAACGGCTTGCGCCGTCCTTGGTAACGTAACCGCTCGTCACGTAATTGCCGTTGGAATCTTTGACCAGACTTCCAGTAGCGTCCCGCTTGAATACGAGATCTTCCAGTTGTCGCCGCAGTTCCTGAGCAACGCTCGTCGGCTCTTCGCCCGGACGGAACACGTGCTTCTTCTCAGTTAGATTTGCCGAATCGTCCAACAAAGCACGAATCTTTTCACGGTGACCCGCAGCCGTAGCCTCGTGATCAAACATGTTGCCAGACGCATCCGGCAGTTTAAGTTTGAACTTGTTGGTTACGGTATTGTCCAAAGGCGAACTTAAAAGAAAGTGTACGAACCGTCGTTCAGGTTCGTGCATCGCCATCATGTAGCAGTCCATGAGGTTGGCGGCTTCCTTGAACGACATGTTCTTTTCTTTGGCGACCTTCTCAATGTGCCGACTGACGTTCTCGTTGTATCGGTCGATGTAGTGCGCCGACTGATCCTGCGACACACCCGTAGACAGACTGATTGCGTCGTACAGACTGAGATCTATACCCGCCATACGAGCGGAATCCTGCAACGCTTTGGCAGCGCGGCGACTGCTCTGGAGCGTCGTGACTGCTTTTTCGAACTTCTGATAGCGCGTCAGTTTGTCTTTCTTCGTCTCTTCAATATGGTTGTTGAAGGACTCCAACTTGCTGTCGATCAACTTTTGCGCCGTATCAATCTGCACGGGCGGGGCTTTGTAGACCTTCCCGGCGGCGCGACGCGCAGCAAGAGGCTCGACGCCTTCGACCTTGGTCGGCGCACGAACGAGATCGTTGAACGCTTCTGAAACCTCTAGCATGACGTTGCCAACCTGATGTTGACGTGGAATGCCAATGAGATCCCGCACGGCTTGCGTGAAACGATTCCAGATAGTTTGTGTGGCTTTCTTACCCTTACCTTCGGCCTGAAGCGTACTGGTGATCTTGCCGTAGTTGGACGTGTAGAGCGCGTCGTTCGGATGAATCTGGATCTTAGCCAGATCTTTTTGGAACTCGTCATCCGTCATCGCGTGAGAGATGAACTCGTACAGATTGCCCAACGCATCTTTATGTTTAGTCTTGTACAAAGCGTGTTTGTTCACGCGGTTGTACATCTGCTCCAATATCTGTGCAGCCTTGAGTACAGACGTATCTTCGTACTGTTGTTCAAGGCCCTTTTCTTGTTTGGTACGCGCTTTGTTGCGTTCTTTTTCCGTTGCACCTTCAGTAGGCTTGATGTCGCCCACGCCCGGATTGCGCTCTTCTACTTGACGTAGAATCTCGCGCTGCTCCATTCCGGTCAGGATGCCGTTACGTTCTTCACGAGCCTTACGAACCGCTTCTAGATATTCGGCTTTGATCTTCGCTTCACGATCTGGATAGAACTTTGCGTTGGCCTCTTCACGAGCCTGTTGAGCGGCTTCTGTTGCAAGCACACGAACAAGTTCTTCACTATGTACTTCACCTGCGGCACGTTTTACAGCAACCATTTCATTGAAGATCTGATTGCGTCGTTCGCGATAGAAAGCGTAATCCGGAGCGCCTTCGTACTTGTTGCCCGTATCTTTAAAGATAAGGCTAGAAGGATCGGTCAGATACTTCTTGATCGTTTCGACCGTGACTGCGTGAGTGGCTTCGTGCAGGATGTCCTTAGCATTCATACCCTCTTTGGTGAGGTGTATGGTCATGGTCTTAGGATCGTATTCTGCAACCTTGCCTTCGCGCTTCAGCCGCGCAATCGTTTCCGCATCGTGTCCTGCCGTACCTTCGATATTCATTTTGATATCGGCAAAGGTACCGTTGACGTACTGCGTCGATTTCTTGGTGGCAGGGATCTCTTTCTCAATCGCCGCCGTCTCTTCAGGAGTCAGCGGACGGCCCAGACGCTCCTCTGAGGCTGCGATCTTGGCTTTGACTTTGGTGGCACGAGCCTCAGTATCTCTAGCGAATGCTTCCGCAGACGCCTTCTCGTCCTTGACCAGTTTGAGCAACGCGAGACCTTGCTTCTCGGCTTGCTTGCCTGACTTTGCGCCCACAAGGAAGTTGGCGATAGCCCGTAACGCCGGATGCATGTTGTCATTCGCCAGTGTGTCACTTGCGATATGTTCCATTACCGACTGCATGCGGCTCAAAGAACCCTGAGGCAGTTCGTCAGTTAGAAGACCCTGTAGTTTGTCATTACTATTTTCGTGAACGACCGTGGCTGGCGCTTGTTCAGCACGGGTTACCGGACGAGGCTTATAGAACCCCAACTCGCGTTGGATAGACTTTAGTTGGCGCTCGTACTCCGGGTAGTTAACAACAAACTGAGTATCGGGCGGCTGCAACTTAAGCAGACGGTCTTTGATATCCGCAAGCGCGTCGAGTTGATAACTCGGCACTTTGGTCAAGAGTTCGTTTACCGCGTTGAGCAAGAATTCCTGCGTACCTAATTTTGGTCCTTCAGGAACTATCAACGGTTCTGCTGGTTTCTCAACCGATGTCTCAGACGGCTTTTCGACTCCGGCTGCTTTCAGCGCATCTGGAAGTGTCTGCCCCGCTTCCGGAGCCTTTTCTTCTTCCTGCTTGACCTGCGTTGCTACAGCGTCAGCCTTCTGTTTGTCAGAAGCCAAAACTTCGGCAACTGCCGGAGTGGTCTCGACCACCGGAGCAATAGGCGCGTTTGAGTCAGCCGAAACTTTGTCACGGATCAGTTTGATGACTTCATCAAGCGATTGCTTGCTGTTGTGCGGTGCATCAAGCCCCATCTCACGAGCAGCCTTCTTCAACTGGAATAGGTTGACCTTTTCCTTGTTGTCGTAGGCTTCAAGCAACTGCGCCGCCGTCTTCGTTTCAGGCGCGACTTTAGGCGGATTGACCGACTCTTTGACCTGCTTAACTTTAGGAGGGTCAGTCTGATCTGCGGCTTCTCGTACGACAGTTGTCGGTGCAGATGGTGGGGGAGGCGGAGGAGTTGAAGAAGCGTCAGGAGTATTCTTTTGATCTGCCTTTAATGTATCAGGGCTTGTTGCTTCTGCTGTAGGAGGTTGTCCAGATACGCCTTTATCGCTATCCAGTCCTCCACTTCCAGTTGCAGCAGCTTCTTCGTTTCCGGCGGCTGACACGTCGCTACGCACATCAGCGCTTCCGACATTTCCTCCGGTGTCAGTTCCACCACTTTGATCTGCGGCGGGGGGCGTCGGTTTCTCCGCTGTCGCTGGGTCACGTAATGGTTCTCCGTCTGGGCCAAGGATGTTCCAACGCTTGCGATCCGCTTGATAGACGATCTTGCCTTCAGCCGCAGCCTTATCAAGTACGCCCTTAGCCGTGGCAAAATCGATCCCGAACTTATTCATGATAAGTTGGGTATTGCGATTCGTATACCCGACATGAGGTTCTTGGAACGCTTCTAGAATCTGATCCGTGGTCGGAACGGTTCCCGGTTTGATTTCTCCCGGTGCGGCGGTCGTTGCTTCAGCGGCTGGAGCCTCAGTGGGGACTCCTTTAGCTTTAAGCTTGTTGATGTAGTTAATACCACCCAGCGTGGCATCGATACCTTTATCCGCGATCTTCTCGCCGATATTAGTGCCGTATTGACCGAGGGCTTTACCGAACCGAGTTTCCTTTTGACCCAACGCACCGATGCCAGTTGCGATAGCGATCTTGGTCGGATCCATAGGCTGATCGCTGACCGCCTCTTGCGCAGTCTCCATACCGCCGCCGAGACCCGCATTGAACAAAGCCTGAAGTCGTGCGTTGCTCGTAGCAGCCTTGGCTTTCTTCGCGGCGTCAGCCGCTTTGGCGATAGACTCTGCGTCAGTGCCTACAACAGCCCCGGCTTCCTTGCCCAACAGTTTGCCGAACGTAGCCGTCGAAGGACGGAACGCCACAAGGTTGGGCGCGAGTTCGCCGATCATGGATGCGTAAGGATGCTCTTTCTGTTCGGCAGCGCCCTGCTCTTCATCCAGTCCAAGGAACTTGGAGAGGTGCGGATGCGATTCTAAGAACGCATTCTGTGCCTTCTCGACAGCAGCAGATGCCGCCATACCCGCGCCGATACCTGCAACCGCGCCGCCAACCGGAGTGACAAACGGAGTCGCTGCTGCACCCGCAGCCGTACCTGCCAAGAAGCCCGCAGCCGATGGCAGCGCACTGCGCATAATGCCGTGCTTGACTGAACCTAACGCTGAGGTTTGCGACTCAGCGGGTTTTGCTACGGGATCAAATTGGTCGTACGGGTTCGCTCCGGCTTTGTCGAATTGGTCGTACGGGTTAGCCATTTGGGAGGTATCCGTATTTAGCCTTGAACTGATCCGCTGTTTCCGGATGCGCCTTCAGATATGCAAGTGCGTTTGGAGAAGCCGCTCCGGCATTGGCTCCGCCACCACTGGGAGCCATCGCTTGCTGAATTACCTGCTCTCTTGCTTGCAACGCATTCACGCCGCTCTTAACAAGGTTATTGTATGCAGTGAATTCAGGACTTAGTGGATTACTAAGAGCGGCGTCCACTCTAGCAGTCGTGACTTGTAGTGATCGTTCTTGCGCACTATAACCCTGTCCAGTCAAGCCCATGATTCCGGCAGGACCTTCGGAAACATCATGTCCTGTGTATTGTTTGTACGCTTGCAGAACCTGCGGAAGTTGTGGGTTCTTTGCATTAGCCGGATTGGTAGCAAATTGAAATAACCCGATAGCCTGACTTTGTAGGCCATACATAGGATTCATTGCACGCATTTGCGCCGTCAATCTCGCATTTTGATTTTCTTCGCTGATACGGAATCGTTGATCCGCGCCGTATTCTTGCGCAAGGACTTTCTGCGCTTCGATCCTGTCCTTGATGGCATCGCGATGACCCATGACACCGTCGCGGAACATCGACTCGTCCATCGTCGCGTAACCCTGCGCAGCCTTGGTGCGTTCAGCGGTTTCATTAAAGATAGACTTCATGTAGTCGGACTTGGCATCAGCGACTTCTTTAATACCGCCCGCAACTCCGGCATTTACCGAGTTAAGAACGCCACTTAATCCAAGACCCCCATAACCTGCTTCACCGCCACGAATTGACGATTTTGCAATCATGTCTCTAGCAACCGCGCCCCATTTGCCGCCGCCTAATCCCCATTCCAAATGCTTGTCGGCAAGTTCGTGCTGCTTATCCAACAGGGCATCGACCTTTTCATAATTCTTGTCTAACCCTTCCGCTTTCTTGGCTTCCATCATTTCATGGACAAACGCTTTAAGCGTTGGCGGATGCAGAGCCTCATCAAGATCAGGCTTGGTGGGCGCATCGCTCACCTTACCCCTTGTACCTACGCTAGCACTTGCCCCGAATGCATAAGGGCTAGCCGCAAACTTAGTCATATCAAGCGGCGGTGCAGCAGGGGTAGCAGGAGTCTTTCCGCTAATATCAGGCGCAGCACCCCGCGACAAAGAGTTAGCCAACATGAAATCAGCATAGCCACCAGAAGGAGCGGCAGGAGCAGAAGGCGTAGCCCCGGCGGCAGGAGCAGCAGCGGGAGCAGAAGGCGTAGCCCCGGCGGCAGGAGCAGCAGCGGGAGCAGCAGCGGGAGCAGGGGGCTTCGCAGCAGGAGCAACGGCGGCAATACCTGTCGCGGGAGCCTGTGGAGGATGACTTTCAAGATACGCAAGTTTAGCCCTTGCGGATTCTAAAGCTACATTATTTGCCTGACGTTCCGCAGGGGTCATACTTGAGAAGTAACTTACTTTAGATCCTGCGTCGTTTAATACAGCAGTCGCTTCTTGCACTTGTCGTTGCCAATTTTCATACGAAGTGCCTCGTGCAGCATAGGCACTAAGTCCTGATCCGATAGATTTGTTAAGCGACGCAACGTCAAGCCCAAACTGAGATTCATGTCCCGGCGAACCGAACATCGCATTCGATACCGATGCATCAATGGCTGCTTGAGACGGTCTATTAGTTGCGCTGTACGTCCCTAACATGGGAGTTGCTGACGGCTCAACATTGTTCAAAGGCCCCGGCGGCTTGTGATAGTCGCCTTGCACACCGATGGTATTAGACGGATCGTACATATTGTTGGCATACGGATCGCCGAAGTATTTCTTGTACTCATCCACATAAGATCCGGTTGTGCCGTCAAAGTGACGTACGTCACCGCCGCTCGCCATACCTTGTTCCAACTTGTTGGCGTATGCGTCTGTGGCAACTTGGTTTTGAAGCATCTCGCCTTCATCACCGCCCGCTGCAAATGCGACGATGCCGCCGGTATCGTAATTTTTACCGATGTTGTGTGCGGGGAGTTCTGCGAGACCGCCTTGACGTGCGTGAGCAACAGGCCCTTGCGGCTGCGGCGGCGCTGCGCCCTGCGGAGGCATAGGCGGTCCACCCTGCGGCGGTGCGGGCGGCTGCGGAGGCTGCATGATCTGCGCCATGCGATTTACGTCGAGGCCCATCGGAGCCGTTGGTCCGCCGATACCCGCTAACTTGGCTTGCGCCTGTTGGAGCAAAGATCCCTGCGCAGGTTGTTGTGCAGGAGCAGCGTTCTTCTGAATGTGCTGCAACATCTGATACAACTGAAACGGCGACGCCGAGTTCGGGTTCAACTGAAGTTCTTGGGACATGATCATCCCAATCTGCTTCGGATCGTTAACGCCATTCTTTTGTAGTTGCGCGACTTTCGCTGCAACGGAAGACAACTGCTCCAACTGACTGGGAGAAGCCGACGAGAAAAGGTGATCTGGAATCATGCTGTTCATGGATTACCCCAACGATCCGAAGAGACTACCGAGGCCGAGTCCAAGACCCGCTACCTGACCCAACATGCTACCCGGAGCCTGATACATGCTTGTCGTGCCACTGCTAACAGGTGTGCCGCGCACAAGGCTGTTCATGTACGACAACTGCGTGTACGGGTAATTGATTTGGTTCATGAAGTTCTGATACGAAGTATTCAGACCCGTTTGTTGCTGCTGTTGCTGCACCGCACCCGCACCCAGTAGCGCGGTGTTTATACCTGCGGCCTGTTGGAACTGCTGCTGACCCAAGTTGCCCAACTGCCCCGACGCCGCGAGCATGTTCTGGTTAGACGCATTGAATTGGTTCTGAGCATTCTGGAACGCGTTCTGCGATCCCTGCGCTTGAATCTGCGCCAACTGATTCTGCAAGCCCTGCTGCGCATTAGCCTGAACCAACGCTTCACGCGAACCGCCAAGACCACCTGCGCCCGTAGCGACCGACGCCAAACCCGGAAGCTGCTGCCCATAACTTTGGATAGCGGCGTTCTGCTGTTGTTTGACAACGTCGTTCATATACGGAGACATGTACTGGTTCACGTTGTTACCCGTGAACTGATTCGTACCTGCCATACCCGCTAGTGCAGTCGCCTGATTGGTCGCAGCGCTAGGCTGCATCTGCTGAATGTTTTGGAACGCTTGGTTCTGCAACGGGCTGAAGTTAGCAACCTGCTGCCCCGGGTACTGTTGGTACGGGGTCTGAATTAACTTTGACGCAGTACCAAGTACCTGAGTTGCATACGGCAGCAACTCCGGTGGAATACTATTCTGATTGACTGTCGTAGTCGTTGGGGCTGAACTGCTACTTCCGCAACCCATAGGTCACCTCGTCAAAGCTGTATGGTAAGGAATTGGGTTATGCAGAGTATCGTCCATCGAACCGCTTCGTTTATCTGGCGGGAGGGTGCGGAACTCTGAGGGCACCCCATTCAAAAGCCTGTTGAAAATGGTCGTGCCATCTTCAAGCGCAATTACTTCATGCTGCCGAGACCAATCGATTGGATACTCAAAACCGGGAGCCATCACGACGGCAGGAAGATCGCCGTAAACTACAACCTTGCCTTTCAGTACAAGAATGTTATGTGCAGAAGTGTGATCATGATCATGCATCATGAGACCTTCCCCGGCTCTATCAAAGACATACATGATGCCTTCGTCATCGCCTTCCATAATCAATTCAATATGAGTAGTCATTCGAAGAACTTCTCGTACATAACAGTTTCAGATGTGAACCCAAAGCGTTTGGCTTCGCGTCTCCAACCCGGACGCCCCATGATTTCCATGCCCTCGCAACCGGAATCTTTAGCGGCTTTCTCTATGGTCTCGACAACCAACGTGTTAGTCGCTTCCAAGACTCCGATTTCCCCGGCTCCGTATTGCCAGACAAACATCTTAGACTGAGGATATTGTTTGATTTCCGTAATGATGAATGCATGTATCTGTTGGGTTTCTTGATCAAAGATCGCCCATAACTGCATCTGTCCAGTAAACAGAAATCGAACAATGTCATCTACATTCGCACGACCACGGGTCCAGAACTCTGACTTAGTCAGATAGTTCATGAGCGACGGCAGTACAAAACTGATCTGCCCGTAGGGTACGAATGTAATTCCGTATGTCATGTTGGCATAAACTTGTCAGGGTTGATCTGCTTGCCTTGCTTCTTGTTTCCGGTTCGTGCGTAACGAATCTTGTCCATCATCGCATAGAGTTTGCGTGATCCGGCTTCCGTCGATCCGTTACCAAGGTGCGAAACAACGTCCGCGGGGATAACGAATTCTCCGTCTGCAAGAGCTGCACGTTGTGGTTTGGGACCGTGGATGACCGCAGGGATCGAATCCGACATTCCATCGCCGTCACCCCTTAAGAGTTTGCCTCCCGCAGCGTAGGTCGGTTGCAGATCGGCCAGACCGCCATGAGCCATATGATCGATGACTCCACCATGCGCCTTGCCCCCTGCCCCAAAATCAGATCCATCTCCAATAAGCGCGGAAGGCGAGTAATCCATACCCATGTTGTACATCCCATAACCGCCGCCATCACCAAGGCGTCCGCGTCCGGAATACGGATTCTGCCACAAAGTGCTGAGAGACGGCGTGTTAGGGGTATCGCCCGTCGGGAGCGCGTTGACCGGAGAAGTCGAGGGTTCTGGAGTGATCGCACCGCCCGTTATCGTGGACGGGGTGATCATCTGATTGATTCCAGAAAGATACTGATTCATCGCGTCCGAAGACGGAGGCGGAGCGAGCATATTGGGCGATTGCTGCAAGGCTGATTGTGCCAACTGTCCTGCGTAAAGCCCGTTCATTCCAGACAGGATCTGAGATTGCGGAGTCACTTGCGCCGCCGCAGGGCCGGGATAATTTGCTTGAGCCGCAGCCAACATCTGATTGCCCGTTGCCGGAGATACGGTCGAGCCACCTGCGTCGAAGTGACGCTTCTTGAGACCCATCAACCCGCCTTCTTTTGCACCCGCCACACCCGTGCCAGTCATCAACGGAGTTCCGGCGGTTGCCGTCTGTGCCTGTACCGGGGAGGTCGTAGTCCACACGCCGGGGTTGAAACCCTGACCAATGAACGCTTCCTGACCCGCCGGGAGGTAACCCAGTTTGGCAATGTTCGGGTTGATCGTGCCGGGGGTGTACAACGGCTTGCCACCCGGAGCCTGAACGTAATATTCGTTCTGGTTGGTCACGCCGGGGATATTTCCGGTATTTTGTAGAGACTGCAATGTATTGCCAATACCACCCGCCAGACCCGCCGCCGCCATCATCGGGTGTGGACCAAGTCCTTGATAGAACTGTTTGGTCGTATCCAACGGATGCTGCATTAGTTGCTTACCGAAATTCGATATACCCGATTGCCCGGGAATCGTTGCCCCCGGTTGATCAAGTACGGTCTGCGTTGTCGGCATATTGGCTAAAGGATTTGTATCTGCAAGTACACCAGATCCAATAGGCGGAGCAGGAGGCGCAGCGCCAGCCGCGCTGAGATCTTCAGTTACCCCCGGAATGCCAGAAGTAGCGGGATTACCCAATTCCATTGGGCTGACTGATCCCCAACTGCCCGTAGAATCCATAACAGGCACGTTATATGCGTTGCTGGCGTTAGCCGCAAAATCGCTAGTAATCGAAGGTGTCTCCGCAGTGATCTGAATTGGCGTTTCTGCCGTGGCAAAGTTCCCAATGGAAGACGCCGCCGATCCCGCGCCGTATGCGCTGAGACCCGCCATGATTGATTGCTTCCATGTTTCACCGGACGCCTTGGCGATCAAGCCCGTAGCGGCGGCTTCTTCTGGAAGAAATTCAGGCGCGAATACTGCCGTCAGCGCACCGCCGATCATGGGCAGGATAGATGACAGGAACCCTGCCTCCGGTAAGCCCGTGTGCGGGTTGCGCGTCAGCGAACCGCCGTGTCGCAAGGCAAGGTTCTGTAACCCCTGCACTTCAGCGGGAGACATATGCACAAGCGTCGAGTCACCGCCGCGACCCAACGAAGCAAGGCCCTGAGCCATGTTGTGCGGGTGATGAGCCATTGGTCTAAACATAGTTACACCGCTGTATTAAGTGGCTTCGCCACCTGAGATTGTAATCGTGACCCCGGCGGCACTTGCCTTAAATTGGATAGTGTCACCGGCCTGAGTATTGTCGGCAGGGCCGTTTAGAATCTGCGTACCCTTCCACTGCAACGTCGTGTTGGCTGCGATAGCCACGTTGTAATAGATCGCGTTCGCAACGCCGGGGGTACCTAAAACCGTAGTCGATGCGGCAGGGACAAAGCACACAATCACGTTCACGGAACTACCCGTCGTATTGCAGATGTCCATGTCCTTCACGAACGTACGCGTACCAGACGGCACCGTATAAATAGACGCATACGAGGTGTTCGCATACGCCGTCCCGGAAGATGCTTGCGCCAAACGCTTAGGAACGATATTCTGAAAGTTCGCCATTAGAAACAACCCCCATCAAGCCACTGTTGTACCGCCCCGCTGTTTGCCGCGGTTGCCAATTGGGCCGTCGAATTATCTACTTGGTTGAAATACAACCGCAAAGAATTGTTGACCTGATGGTCGTACTTGGGGTCGTGTGCCGGGGTAGGCAGGGGTAAGTTGGGAGCCTTGGATGTGACGATGTTTGGCACTACCGTCTCCCATCCGGACGAATATCGTAGCGATTAGCACCAACCTGCCACATGACACCCAAGTCCTGCGAGTAATACTTGACCGCCATCTGGCGTCCACGAACCCGAGTGTAGATTTGACCCGTGTACTGTTCTACCGGATAAGTGTACGTCGGGGCTACGGGCAGCGCCGTATTTGCCACGCTCATGACATCCGTCGTAAACCCGCCCACCGATGTCGTATAGGCCGATCCCGAGTCCTGCCTAGGCTCAAGAGTCATATACATGACCGGATTCGCTGCGGTCGAATTCGTGAACGTGACATCCGGCACGATGCGCCAGATGTACGAGAACTTATGACCGTCGCCTAACGATACGTCCGTAGACTCAATGTAAGAGTAGATCGGCAACGGCGTTGCCGGAGTGCCGTCATCTTGTCCGTTTTCGTGCCAGATGATCTGATTGGGTACGCTGTACGTTACGGGCGCGTAGATATTGTGCGTAGCAGCAGTCGTGTTGTTGATGCCACGTACGCAATTATTCAACGTGTTGTTAGATACAGAAACGCCAGAGTAGGAGATCTGCTCGTTATCAATCGTAACCGTACCCGACGTGGGATACGTCGTACTGTTCAGTACCTGAATCTGTGTAGTGGTAGCCGTGATGTTCCCGCTCAAATACGTCTTTTGGAGGCTGAATACCCCCATAGGATATTGCTGATACTGAGAATCTAACCACGCCGTACGATTCATCGTACCGGGGTACCAGACGTTATCCAGATAATTGTAGATGACGTAACTGTCGTTGACGCTGCTCGTAGCCGACGGATAATGCCACCAGATTTCGTTGAAGGCTTCGTTGAAGCCGCAAACAATCTGATTCTGCTGCGCGTAGTTAATGTTGCTGTAGATGTATCTTTTCAGAGTGCAAGGCAACGTCTGAACGCTACCTGAGTACACGTAGAACCGATCCAGACCCATCCAGTACGTGATGTTGTTGATGGTCACCGCCGCGTTGGGCGAGATGATCGACACGTTGTCTTGGAGGATCGTGAACGAAAAGGTCAGCGGCGGACCAACGTACTGCATGGAGTACAAGGTCGTGTTCGACCAGACCAGAATTTCCTGACGGTTGTTAACCGCTGTGATCAGGTACGATCCGTTCGACAACGGCGTCTCACCCGACTGGTTCTGCGTCTGCGGCACCCATTCGTACGCATTGGATTGATCCGACCACCGTACAATCATAGGATTGAACGTGGTGTTGAAGTTCGTAGGATCGTATGGGTTTGCTCCGATGCAGATCGTGAACTGCAAGGTGCTAGAACCAATCACTTTGTTAGTCTGGTTAGGTACTGAATAACCCGCATAGCTGAAGTTGAGAATGTCCCCAGCCGAGACTGTTACGTTGCCGCTCAAGGTAACGACAAAGCCATTGCTGTAGGCTGAGGTGACGTAGGTTCCCGCCGGAACAGTTCCCGAACTCGTATTGATCGTGACGGTGGAACCCGACGTAATATAGAACGAGTTGTCTACCGTGATCTGCGAGACGTTCGTGCCGCCGACTGTTACGACCGCCGTACCTTTGACCTGTGTAGCCGCGAACGCATTAAGCGTCACCGCCGAAGTAGATAGCGTGGTGCCGCCCGTGCCGTACTGCCAGTAATAGATCGCGCCAGACGTAGACGAGAAAATCAGGTCTTGGTTGAAGTTGCATTGCGACCACAACTGCAATGGGATGCTGATGGCAGTAAGTGCGCCTTGCCCCCAACCGGTACTGGATACGCCCGTCACGCCGCCCCAGACACCGGCACCCCATCCGTTAGATGACGTGACCGTACCACCACCGGCATTGATGCCGTAGGTGATGTTGACTGTTCCACCGCCCGTTCCGGCAGTAGGGATTGTCGGGTAAGCGTTGATCGTGAAGGTGTTACCGTCAACGACCGAGATGATCTCGTATTGACCGCTGACCGTATAACCACCCACAGGAGCCGTACTGGTGATCGTGACGTACGATCCTGTTCCTGCGCCGTGGCCTGTCGCAGTTACCGTAATGAGACTCGTCGTGCCGCTCGTCGTGAACGGATTGGTCAACGCACCAGAGGTAGTACGTACCGGAGTAATGTCGTTGTAGGCATTACCGTATTGGACGTAATACCTCTGGTTCGTCCCAATCGCCGTCAACTTGTAACCGTCGTAACTTACCCAAGAAAGTAACGTACGAGCGACGCCGTTGAAGGTTGCGTTCGGATAGGCGTTAGTCCACCCGCCGATTTTCTCGACAAACCCCGAACGAAACCGGATCTTGTCAGCATTGAAGTATGTTCCCGTCTCTGCGTAAGACGTGACTTCTTTATTGACTCCGGGCGTGAACGGTAATTTGACGAGTGGCATCGTTACACCTTCGCGAACAACTCAGCTTCAGCAGCGCGGCGTTTGGTCAGGCCCGGAAGCACCTTACCGCCACCCTTATTCCATTTGGCGAACTCCAACACTGCTTCATCAAACTTCTGCTGATTAATCAATTTCAGTAGAGTCGAAGTCTTGAAGTTGCCCGATCCGCAATTGAAAACAAAATCGCACAGAGCATCGAATTGATTTTGACTGATCTGAGGTTCAACCAAATTGTTGACGGTACTCTGTGCGGTCAGCAGGTCCAGCATCAATAATTGATCAGCACGAGCCTGATCAATTTTCAGCTTCTCGTAAACATCTGGCCCCGTATGACCATAGCCAATCGTCCACTTTTCAGCGGGGCATAAATATGCCTCCAGCCTACACCCCTCAAACTGCTTGGTGATTGCCGCGCAGTTTGGACTGACATTCATACGGTGCATCATTACGGCGCTACCACCGGAGCCGGAGTGGTCTGGGCCGAGACCTGATTCACAACCGTGCTGACGAGCGTGTTGATCGTCTTGGTCGAGATGTCCACACCGACGGTCTTGAACTCAGTCTGAGCCGAGGCGATGCCCGCAGCGATAGCGCCCGCCGTGCCACCCGTGGCGAGACCGCCAAGCGCAGCCAAACCGATCACCTTGACCGCGTTCTCAAGATCAGCGACCGCGATGCTTTGCAGTTCAGCAATCGCCGCACGGAAGTCGGCTTCGATAGCCGCGCCAACCGGATTGCCGTTGAACCACTTACCCAAAGCCGCAACGTCTTGCTCAAGCGTATTGAAAAAACTCATTGTTCAGTCCTCTGTTAATTTGCACGAAAAACCAATATCGAACTCAGCCTTCTGGAGGCTTACTAACGTTATCTGACTGTCCTTCGGCGGTACTACCCCCGCTGTTGGATGACACGCCAACCCTTGCTGACGTAATTGTGTGCATGACTGCGTTAGCAGAAGTGACGATAGCAACAATCCCCGCAGCCAGATTCTGTGTGGTGTCACTGTCTAAACTCACGTTGAAACCAAAAACCTTGGCAAGACCAAGGGCCGTGCCAAGGAGCGCAAGGATTACGTTGGTTGCAATCGTCCTATTTTTCCAAGTCGCAGGATCTGCAACTTCTTTGCCCTCTTTGAAGAGTTCGAAGAACTTGGGGGCATTCTGAATGTACTTAAAAAGTCCCATGCGAACTCCTTAGTAGAAGTAAAACACCACAGCGCCGTTAGATCCGGACGGCGCAGTACCTGTACCCGTGCCACCCGCGCCGCCTCCGCCATAAGGGCCTCCATGTACACCGGTAACAGGAATACCACCCGCTCCTGTTGTTGTTCCCGGCTGTCCATTACCACCTGCCGTCGATGTCCAGTTGGTTGCGGTTGTTGTTGTACCACCGGTACCACCTGTTCCTACCGATCCCTTGTTACCAAAATTTCCGGGGTTAACAGTAATCGCATTGATGCTTGCGTAAGTTCCCGATGTATTGATGAGCGACGACGTTCCGATTGAGCCGTTATTACCGCCGCTAAGATTTGACGCGCCACCCAAACCACCCGCACCAACCGAACCGACAATTGTCTGCCCCGACGCCGTGCTGACGTTGTAAGCGGTTGCAGTAATGGCATACGCACCCGCACCGCCACCGCCGCCGGGATTCGTACCAGTCGTATCGTAACCGCCACCGCCACCGCCACCGGCCCAGACTTCGATGATCATATTGGATGCGCCAGAGGGAATCGCTTGAGTGAACGAGCCTGTCGTTGTAATGACAACAGTCTGCGGCGTAAACCCGCCACCACTTGGACCAATCACATTAAGAATAGCGCCCATTTTGAATCCTTAAGAAATGCTGATGGGTATTTGCGCACCCACTGTAGTACCGAATAACGTAGGGTTATCTGAATGACTAAACGCAAACCGAGTATTTGATACGCTGCCTTGGCTCGTGCTGTCGTAAGTAGCCGTTGGGCTTGTCAGCACAGTTCCGTTGACCGTCAGTGTATTGATCCCGGTTGTGTTGTTACCAGAAACATAAACATAGTAGATGTTCGCGTCTGTTGTTCCGTTAGGAAGACTACGAGAAATCACACCCAAGATAGTCAGACCATTAACAACATACGTTGCCGGAGAAACACTACCTGCTGATGTAGGAGGACTATCGGGATAAAGCAACCAAGGTGAAATACCTGCGCCGGTATTGGTGATAGTAGTCCACCCCCACCAAGCAAACGAGTTGGTGCCACCCGAATTGGTAGAACTTGTAGTACCCACAGTAACCCGTGCGCCACCACTGCCTCCACTGTTTCCCATGATCAGATTAAGTGCGCCGCTCACTGTTATGCCTTAAGAGAAGTTGGAGCCGGTAACAAGCCAACGAGTTGAAGTCAGTTTAAGTGCCGTTGCCAGACCATAACGACCTAGAGTTCTCACGCCAGTATTACCGGACGTATTGATCACGGTATCCGTGACAATATTGATCGCGATGCTTGTCGTAGCAATACTTGTCGTCGTGTCGTTCATGAACGTCAAGACAGTACCTACGGGATAAGGAACTGCGGTATTTGCAGGGATCAAAATTGTAGGCGTAGCAGTAAGTGCGCCGGATACCGTGCCAGTAGGATTCAGCGCTGTACCCGCTGCGTTAACCAGCGTGAGGCTGTATGGGTTCGTACCGCTGACGTTTGAAATGATAGAGCCAGCGGCAACGTTTGTTCCAGTAACGGTCTGACCAATGGCAAAAGTACCCGCAACGGTGCCGCTTGCCGTAATGATATTGGATGCCGTAGTACCGGACGATGCAGTCGAAGTAGCACCCGCCGTGCCGCTGTAATAGACCGTCTTGCCCGAGTCAGACAGGATCGTCGTATAAGTGCTGCCGGTAATGCTATTGATCGGGGCTTCAAGGAAACCCGCATTGAACAGAGTACCCGAGGCGCTCGAAATTTGCGTCGAGTGAATACCGCTTGGGCCGTTGAAGACCGCAGTCGGGCTGTTCGCATAGAACGACATCGTCGTAGACGCTACGGTCTGGCTGATGTTCACAACCCAAGATGTGCCGCTACCCGACGAAATTGTGGTGCCCTGCGCCACACCCGTACCGGTCACAAGTTGACCCGTAGCCACGGCAGCGTTAGTCGCACCGAGCGTCAACGCCGTACCGGAGATTGAGCAGCCCGTCTGAGTCGTGATTGTCGTAGGAGCAACGACGTTCCAGTTGCCCGTCGATCCAATCGTTACACGTTGAGTGCTGTTGGTTGCAAGACCAAGCGTATTGGTGGAAGGCAGGTAAACGCCGTTGAGAGGCACCGACGAGCCATTGACCGTCAGCGTCGTACCCGTCAGCGTACCGTTGCTCGTGATCGCGCCGCTGTTATTAATAGCGCCGTATATGTTCCACGCGCCAGTCGCTGCATCTAGCCACGCAATCGTTGGAGTGCAAGTCAGCGCGATAGGCGTACCCGAAGATCCAACCGTCTGCGATGAGTTGACTACCCAATAGTTACCGCTACCGCCCGTGATCGTCGTGCCAGTCGCAACGCCGGTTCCAGTAACGATCTGACCGATAGCCACCGTACCGCTGACCGACGTAGATACTGTGAGCAGCGTAGAGGCCGAACCCACAATCGTCGTGCTTGCGACAGTCTGCGAAACGCTGACCGTCCAACTTAAACCCGAACCGCCAACGATAACCGTGTTAGGCGCAACGCCCGTACCCGACAGAATCTGACCGATAGCGACCGTGCCGCTGTTGACTACGGTGAGCGTTAACGACGTACCGGAAATAGAACCTGTGACGTTCGACACCGACGCCATCGGAGCAATGTAGCCCGTGATGGATGCCGCCGTGCTAGACGATTCAACGAACAACGTAGAACCAGACGAAGCAGGGCCTACCTGCAAATTGCCCGAAGAGAGCAACCCCGATACAGCCAATGACGCGAATGCCGTAGGCGAAGCATTGACGATGTTCGTACCGTCGCAGAACACCGCGAGCGTACTGCTTGCCGGAATACTAACGCCGGTACCTGCGGTAGTTTTAAACGTCACCGCACTAGCAGGGGTCGTAGTACTGTTGTTGACGAAATACAATTTCGTGATCGTGCCTGATCCGCTTGGAGACGTAGGACTCAGCGCGACAGTGCCGCCGCCGGTACCCGTCAGTTTGACGAACATGGCTCGTGACGCCGACGTATTGGCAGTACCGATAGGACCGAAAGCGTCAGTACCACCAGAACACGAGAAAGTAGTCAGTCCCGAAATGGCTGTCTCAATGAAGTTTGAGAAGTTGTAGTTGGTCGTCGCACCCCATTGACCCGCTTGATCGCCGGGAGCGATCAACTGGATACCGAGGTTCTGGGAATATGTACTAGCCATTGATTACTTCCAGTTGGGATTTTGGGCGTCGTTGATCGGAGTCCATGTTGAACCCTGTGAGTCGCTGACGGAAGTCCAGTTTGGTGCTTGTGTGTTCAATACCGCCGTCCACGCAGGGGTCTGCGAATTTGTAACTGCAACCCAATTCGACGTTTGCGAATCATTGACGTTAGCCCAGTTCGGGGTTTGCGCGTCGCTGATCGTTGTCCAAGCAGTTGTCGGCGCGACGCTAACTGAAGTCCAGTTTGGCGTCTGCGGATCGCTAACGACAGTCCATCCGGGGGTCTGTGCGTCAACGACCGGGATCCAGTTCGGCGTCTGTGTATCCGGCAGTACACCCCAGTTGGGAGTCTGAGAGTCATTGACCGGATTCCAGAGTTGCGTGATCTGGATCGAAACTTGCCCGATTGTACCAAAACCTGATACGCCTGTGACAAGTACGATGACCAACGGGGGCGGTTGCAGATACGCGGGATCGAACGTGATGCCGCGCGGTGCCCGGAACTGCGGGTTGGGCCAGTCGGTCTGATTGAACGGAGTCGGGGCTATGACCTGTCGGAGAGTGTAGTTCGCCCCGACATCCTGCTGCGCCGCAAGGCGCGGAATCGGATTCGGAAAGTCGGTCTGAGTAAACGGAGCCAGCGGTACCGCTTGCCGAATGGTGTAGTTATTTCCTACATCAGGCAACAACGCACTACGCGTAACCGGATTGGCCCAATCTCTCAGGCTAAACGGCGCTGCCGGAATCATCTGCCGCAAGGTGTAGTTCGCGCCTACATCCTGCTGTGCCGCAATGCGTGTAACCGGATTCGGGAAGTCCGTCTGGTTAAACGGAGCCGAGATCGACCGAATCGTCAGGAAGTCCGGCGGGATAGGTTGCGCCGCAATTCGTGTAAGCGGGTTTGGAAGATCCGCCGGTACGAACGGGGCTAGGACTGGAGCAACTTGCCTAATAGTTGTATTAGGTAGAACGTCAGGCTGCGGGTAGACCCTCGTGATCGGGTTGAGCCAATCCGATTGCTTAAACGGCCCCGGTACCGCCAGATACCGCATGAAATCGGGCGAATCTGGCAGGGGTGAGAGCCGCGTGATCGGGTTAGGCAGGTCAACGGGCTTGAACGGCGGCGCGGGCACTTGCCGCAACGTGTTGTTTTGAACCGCGTCCGGTTGCGGGTAAACCCTGACTGACGGGTTCGGCTGATCCGTTAAATTAAACGGTGCAGCGAAATTCAGCAGCCGTAAAAAGTCAGGTTGATCCGGTATCGGATAGAGCCGTGTTACAGGGTTAGGTGCATCGACTGGCCTAAACGGTGGCAGGGGCACCTGTTGAACAGTCGTGTTCGGTAGAACGTCAGGCTGCGGATAAACTTTGACTGACGGGTTTTGCCAATCCAATTGACGGAATGGCCCCGGAACAGACAATACCCGCAAGAAGTCTGGCTGCTCAGATACCGGATAGACTTTTACTATCGGATTCGGCGCATCAACCGGTCTGAACGGAGGCGGCGGCGTTTGCCGCAACAGCGTGTTCTGCACGACATCCGGTTGCGGGAACACCCGTACGCTTGGGTTCTGCCAATCCGCCTGACGAGTCGGCGCAGCCGTAATTTGCAGAGTTAAGAAATCTGGAGGTACCGGTTGAGCCGCGAGTCGCGTTAACGGGTTCGGCGCATCCACCGGCCTGAACGGTGGCGGCGGTACCTGACCAAGCGTGGTGTTTTGGCCTACTTCTTGTTGTGGGTAGACCCGTATGACAGGGTTCGGCGCATCAACCGGACGCACAGGTGGTTGTGGCACCTGACGGATGACCGTGTTCTGTACGACATCCGGTTGCGGATAAACCTTAGTTGATGGATTCGGCGCATCAACAGGCCGAATAGGCGGAGGCGGCACCTGACGGATGACCGTGTTCTGAACGACATCAGGCTGCGGGAATACCCGTACGCTTGGGTTCTGCCAATCTACTTGTCTAGTAGGAGATGGAATACTTAGCAGACGTATGAAGTCTGGCTGATCTGGTGTTGGATAGACACGCACCAATGGATTCGGCGCATCCACCGGCCTAAATGGTGGTGGCGGCACTAAACGAATCGTGTTGTTGCTACCAACGTTCTGCTGCGCGGCTACGCGAGTAACAGGGTTCGGGAAGTCGTTCGGCTTATTCGGAGGCGCATTGACTAGCAACCCCAACGCCAATACGGACCCCATGAAGGTATGAACAACCGACGGGGCTTTCGGCAGGATGGGATTCTGCCAATCCGTTTGTCGAAAAGGTGCCGAGATATTCCGCTGAATCAGTGTGTCTGGCGGAACATACGTTGGGTGTACGCGAGGAGGTGGCGTAACCCAGTCCGGTTGGTTAAACGGTACGTTACCCGCTAACGCAATACCGCCCGTCGCGCCCACAGTCTGTGAAACGCTGACAGTCCAAGAAGTACCTGAACCCGCTGTGATGCGAGTGCCAGCAGCAACACCTGCGCCGCTGACGTTTTGCCCAATGGCAATCGTGCCTGACGTAACCGATAGGACGGTTAGCGTGGTTCCCGCAGTGGTACTTCCGGCTCCACTCGATATATAGCCGGTAAATACCGCCTGTACGGTCACCTCTATCTCCTAATACAGGCTCTCAAAAAATAGGAGTCGGGGGAGTGCCCCGGCTCCATACCGTCATTACATCACTTCGTACAAGATGTGACCCGACATCGTGGACGCCGTACCACCAACCTGAATCAAGTTCATGCTACCACCGGTACCCTGAGTACCAACGGTATACGCACTGGCACCGTACATCGTGATCTGCTGATCAGGCGACGACACCCAACGCACAATGCCGCCGTACGCGTTGTACGACAAGTGAAGAATCTGCGAACCCGACGCCGAAGTCGGGCCAGTGGCAGCGGAGGTGAACCCCGGAGTCGCAGCCAAGGTAGGTGCAACCGCCGTGATATCCGTGAAGATAGTCGTGGCGTTACCTACAGCGGGAGTGGTTGCTAGCGTAGTAACACGCGCAAACACCATGCTCGCCACCTGCGAAGACGAAGCGGCTTCACCACCCATGTAGATTTCGCTGATCTTTGCGACCGACGAAGCGACACCGAGAAGTGCCATGAAACCACCGGACGACGCCGCGCTACCGATAGTGGTGAGGGTCATTGGGACCGATGAAAATTGACTGGATACCTTAGCCATTGCAAATCTCCTTAAGGAACAATAATTAATCCCGACTGCTTTTCAGCAGCATTCATTACCTCATCAACAATTTGTTTCATGGTTTTGCAGGGCCTACCATGTTTTTTCAATTCCCCGCAGCCGTCACAAATATAACTATCACAACCTCGGCAATACTCACGCTCACGAGTACGGTTGGGGTGCATCACTACTACATATTCACAGTGTGAACAGGTATAAGTTGCTGTCTCAAACAAACCCTTACCGGCACCGGGAGGTAGCCCATCTTTGACCATAATTTCGTCTTTAAGAGGCTCCGTCGCTCGATGATCAATCATCAAGTAGCCTTCTTTTGAACGTTTACTACTCATAGCCTACCCCTATGATATTTGAACGATTGCAGTCCCCGGTGCGGCAGCGGGGAACTGTACTGTGAACGTACCCGACGTAACAGTCTTGGTACCGCCGAAGTTCAACACGGCGATGGAGTGTCCCGTCACCGAGTTATAGATGAGTGCGCCGTCCGCGCTGAACGACGCTCCGGGCCACGAGACGTTATTGAAGCCCAAGTACGCCGTTGTGCCGCTAGATGTTGGCGCTGTGCCTATGGTCAACGCGAGTCCACCGGCAGTGTAGCCGGTACCCGTGGTCTCGCCCGTTGCGGTGTACGCTGTCGTGGTCGCATCTAACGACGCGCTATTGGCAACTAAGTACAACGCGATCTTGGCGTTGGACACGATGCCCAAACAGTCCACCTTGAACGAGGTGGTCATACATTGCGTGATACCGCTCATTGTACTTTGACCCTAACCTGACCAGAACGATACGCGTCCTGACGGTCTTTGCCATCGCCAAGCTGCTTGAGCAGCGCCATGCCTTCCTGATACATCTGGTCGTACTTCTGTGCCATGTCCGTCTCACCCTTCAGGTAGACGTATCCTTCACGCACCGCGCCGTACAACAGCACTTCACCAAAGTTATTCCCCAACCATGTATTGGTTGCCGTCACGATGGACGCAGGGTAACCGTAGTAGTGCATCTCGACCGAGTAGTTCTGATCTGGCGTAGGTCCAAGAATCAACGTACTGGAGTCGAAGACTGCGTAATGCTGTGGAGTGCCTGTCGCCGTTGGATCTGGGTACGACTGACGAATGAAGTTCACGTCTTTGTCGAGCAAGAACAACTGACTCGTGTTGCCCACGATGTTGTTCGGATTAATCACGGCTAGAGAAAAGATCGATAGCCACGATACCGGCACACCACCGACAACAGAAGGCAACTGAAGATACTGATTGCTTGAGGTCATCGTACCCGTCGCGTTCTGTCGAATGACAGGAAGCTGAACAGAGTTATAGATCCGCTCTTCCGCTAACTGTACAAAGTTCGGTATGTTCGCAACGAACGACGCTTCCGACGATTCACAGTAGTTCTGAATCATCGTATAGAGGTTATTAGTCGCCGACGATGTGGTGCTGTAGATGACCTGCATGGTCTATCAGTCCTCGTGCTTACCCGGACGCGGTTTAGTCCGCACCTGATCACGCTCCTGATGATCCTCGTAGAAGTGCTTGCCACGAGTCGTGTTCTTGCAACCACGGATCTCAAGGCGTTCCTTCTTGTCGCCGTTCAACGGGCGCACCCAACGACCGTAGGTCTTGGTGCCCATGCGGTCGAGTTCATCAGACTCGTAGCCCTGACCGTCGGTGAACCGAGGGTTCTTCATAGGCTGCTTGTACTTCCCGATGGGGTTCGGTTCATCCCACCCGAAATACTTAAAATCCTGCCATTTGTTGCTCATTACCGCCCCCGACCGCCGCTCTTATGCGACGCGGCTTTCTGATTCATCGCACGGGCGAGATTGCGCCCATACTTCTTCATGGCTTCGCCAGTGACACCACCCGCCGCCATGTGCTTCTTGCCGTCGTGATGCTTGTCGTGCTTCTTCATCTAAATCTCCTAGGAGAACGCTATAGTAACCGTACCGACGCCACCGACACCGATCAAATCGTTCGGCGTTTCGGGCAAAAACGATGTGTTATACCCGATTGGATTCCATCCCCATTGGTAGATACGGCTACCACCGTCACCGCCATTCACACCGTTCGCGGTGTAATAACTGATGTCCTTGCGAGGCTCCCGCACCGCTTGCGGGTCGTTAACCGGATACAGACCTAACTGCAACTGCGGATGATCTGGATCCCAACACGTCGGGCAGACCTTGATGTTGACGTTCTTGGTCTTGATGACAAGGTTTTTAAGTTCCGTCAGTTTGTAACGGAAACCGCAGCGGTCGCATTCCGCAATCGCATTTCTGGCTGATGCAAACCGACTAGGCATACATCACCGTAGGAATGTTTCACGTGGAACGAATCGAATCGCCGCTTTCTCGCGGTCCTCTTCCGCAGCCCTCATCCAGTCTTCTTCGTACACAGCCTTGAGAGCCGCAGCACGACCATCCGCGCCGGGGATCTTCATAGACATATAATACGCTAACCCCGAACACATCGCGGGCCAGAACCGGAACGCCATATCTTGGATATTGGTACCAGTTCCTGCGTCCTGCATACGTCGTAGCCGAGTCGCCACAAACGTGTACGTCGTTGACGTATCCGGCGTAGGCCACACGGTGATCGTGGGCTGATACGTCGTGGTGCTACCACTCGCTGCTGTCTGTCCGCTCAACCGATTGATCCAGACCTGAATCGGACGCCCTGTGGCGTTCTTGTTTGGGATCATCAGGTAGGTCGAACTGGAGATGCGCGTGATGTTGATGTCCTGCTGCGTCGTCCCAGACCCTGTACGGATCACATGGTCAAGCAGGTCTACCGTATCCACGGGGAGCGTGTAGGTCGCTACGCCCGGAGTCAGCACTTGCTGATACGACAGATCCATCGTCCACAAGTTAATGCCCCGGTTCGCCCAGTCCATGAACATGAGGTTCAGACTACGGGTCGCCGTACGCAGGTCATAACCCGTGCGCAGTTCTGATCCGCAACGCTCAAACGCTTCCTCAACGACTTCGTTGAGGTTTGGATTAAACGTCGTAAGACCAGACAGTGTAGCGGTCATTTAGCACTTCCACGCCCGTAGGCTTTTGTTGATCCGACTGTTCGGATCGTTCGCCGTCTTCTTGCTCGTCAGTTTACGCTTCATGCCTTTCATACGCGCACAGAACGAATCCCGACGAGGACCACCTTCCGGTTGCGGAGCCTTGAGGTGCGCTCCGTGTGCTTTGTTGTAGGACGCTCGACCCTTGGCGTTCAAGCCGCCTTTCGGGTTCTTGCCTTCCTTGCGAGTCCAAGCCAACCCGCCCTTCGCCATACGTCCACCAGAACAAGCCTTCACGGGGGCATGGGGCTTCCTCCCAGTACGGGGGGTAGGGACTTTACTGGGATTCATGGCTCCCATGCCCCGTGAAGACAACATCACTTACTTCCCGTGGAAGTGCTTACGCACATGATCTTGATGCATGTGGTGCGTGTCCACATGACCACCGTGCGAGTGGTGGATGTGGTGCGGAGTCATGTGGTGCGTGTGGTGCTTCGGCTCATGATGCTTCGGGTGATGCTCATGAGTCGCATGCTCGTGCGACGAGTGCGGACCGTGATGACCCTTCGAGTGATGGGGTTTCAGATGACCGTGATGACCGTGCTTCGACATTTGGATACTCCTTAACAAATCTTGCAAGTGGTGTGACCGCGCTCTGCGATACCGTCAGCGCGACGAGACGGATGCGAGCCAACGTGACCGCCCGAGGCCATTTTTACTTCTTTGCCACGGGTGTGTCCACGCTGTGCAACGCCGTCTTCCTTCCGGTGCGGCTTTTCAGCCGCCTTGTGGACTTTACGCACCATGTGCGGCCCCGATTCCGGCTCTTTCTTGACGTGACCGCCCTTGGCGTAATGGTGATGGTGATGGTGGCTGATATGACCACCCTTCTTCATCCCCGGAGCGCCACCCATCGCCGGAGGCGCACCGGCTCCCGGAGGCATGCCGCCCGGACCTGCCGACATAGGCCCCGGAGCGCCGCCCGGAGGTCCCATCATGGCAGCGAGCGCCGCCGGATCGACCTTGGGCTTGGGCTTGTGCGGAGCCTTGGCAGCGCCGCCCTTGGCGTGATGCTTCACGTGACCGCCCTTCTTCATGGCAAAGCCTTTGGTCTTGGTCTCGTCTTTCGGCTTTTCAGCCTTGGTGACTTTACGACCCTTGCCTTCGCCCTTGCCCATACCGAAGCCCTTCAGCTTGGTATCGCCTTCTTCGCCCTTGTGACTGTGCGGCGGCTTGCGGCCACCTTTCGATTCGGCCATAGCGAAACCCTTCTTAGGGGTTTCGATCTTGCCGCCTTTCTTGTAGCCCATAGCCTTATGCTCCGCTTTTTCGTGTTCTAAAATTTTCTTAGGCGCATGACCGCGCTTAAGAGCCTTCATTTCTTCATTGGCAATCGACTTCGTTTCCTTAGCCTTGCCTTCCAATTGATTTGCGTGTTTCACGTCGCCGCCTTTATTAAGTTTCTTGTCAGCCTCGTGGAAATGCTTTCCCACTTTCTGTGGAATACCAACCTTTTTGGCAAAGCCGGGATTGTGCGCCACGGCCTCCATGAGGTTGTGTTGTTTCTTACTTACGCTTGGCATCTTCTTGCCTTTTTCTCAGGCTGCGGAATTGCATCGTGTCTATCCAGTCACGATTGCTCATGGGTCTACCCGTCAACTGCTTGACCGTCTCCGACTCCCAGATCCGGAGCAGGTACCACACGAGGCCCGCAATGGTCGTTACCGTCGGCAGTACCTGTAGCCACGCACCGCCCACTACCGCAGCGAAAGCGAGATCTAGGCTGTGCTTAATGGTGTCGTTGTGATCGCTCACGTCGTGACCTGCTGAAGTTGCGTGTTAGTCATCGCGTAGTTGAAGTATTGAATGGACCGAAGATGCCCGTTCAAATACGCAAAACCGATGTTTCCACCGAAACCAATTTGAGTCGTCGTTGAAAACGAACTTGAGTGTGTAGCAGAAGCCACAGCGCCGCCATTCAAACATACCGACATGGTTGTGCCCGTGTCGTTGTACAACGTACCTAATTTAAATGTTGTGTTAGCGCTTATTGCATTTGCACTTAGCAGCGTGGTCGAGGTGTCAAACATTCCACCGTTGCCAGACCCAGCAATTTCGCTTAGGTATCCGTATGCAGTTCCGTTGTAGTAACCAATAATACTTCCACCGGAAAGCGGCGCAGATTTATCGGCTTGGACAACAAACGTACCTACCGTACCGTTAAACCACGGAGACGCAGCGGGAGTTGTAACAAGAGCATCCGCATTCCTCGTCACCGTCGCCGATGTGGTCGGGATGTAGGAGGTGGGGAAGGCTCCGGCTTCTAATTGAGCGCCGTAGACATACAGATTTTCAGTGCCCGCATAAACACTTGAAGTAGCACCGTTTGCCAATGTGATTGCTATGTCGGTGTTGTTACTTAGTGGTGTGGCAGACGTTGTAAACGTAACCCAGCATTTCCACCAACCGTTACCCACGTTACTCATGCCTACGGCAACTAAAGTTCCAGCGGTGGGCGTAATCGTTGATGCAACGCCTGTACTAAGATTGAAGTACGGATAACTTCCGCCTGCTGAAGAACAATCGCCCGAAACACGCAAGCCTAAAAAATTAGAAGTGCCCGCTTTTGCATAACAAGACAGCGTGTAAGTCGTAGAACCGACATAGGTGAAAGACTGATTGCGTAGAACTATGCCGCCGTAGATAACAGCAGTTGCGTTAAGCGTGGATCCATTAACCGTTCCATCAGGCGACGTTGTTGAGTTTGATGTCAACGTGCCACCTACAGTCCCCGGTGCCCACACAGCGTTGCTGAACGTATTGCTGTACGTCAACAAATTCGTCCGCGCTTCCTCAATCAGCAGCCCCTTGGGGGCGCAGACGGTTTGCGGAGTTGAGGTGGTGGCGAGGTAGGGGAGAGCGGTGGAACCGTAGTTAAGTTGCGGCTGCGCTATATCAAAGCCAGAACCAATACCCGCTGCTGGATTATTGGAAATAAAACAACCGGGAAGTACTGACGTAGCAATTGCCGTAAATGTTTTTGAATAAAATGTCCAATTATTCCCGGCTGCCGCCAACGTCGCCGCAGTAGCAATGACTGCTACGTTTGAGCCGTCGTAATACGCCAAATCCGTCGCGGTAACACCCGCAGGGATTCGCGCCCAAACGGAAACCGTGAGCGTGGATGCAGGAGCATAGTTCTGAGGAATATTTATTGAAGGCTGTAGTCCTTCATATCCCGCTGCGCCAACTCGACGATACGAGACGATGCCTGTAGAGACACCGTTAACAACACCTTGAGCAACCGAACACGCAGTCGGATTACTTCCGGTGTAACCCCATCCCGTCGGGTAAGTCCCCGGCCCACCTGTTCCGGGCCATACGCTGTACGACAACAAATTCTGCTGCAACACGTTGCCCGGATCGTAGTCGAACCGAGGGCCGTAGACGGCAGCGGTGGTCGTGGGGGTGTAGGTGGTAGCGTTCGGCCCTTGCTCTAACTGAGCGCCCCAGACATAAACTGCGGTAGCAGTTTGTCCTGCGGTTACGCTAATCGCAAAATTGCCTGAACCCGCTGTCGAGCCGTTAGTAGCGGTAGCAGAAACTCTGTCCCAATTTCCCGTTAACGTCCAAACCGTAAAGACCGCCGATCCTGAAAACGGTTGCCACGAAACACTAATGGTTTGACCTGCCTGACCTTTTAAATAAACAGATCCAGTCAATGTTTGATTGACTGCGGTGTTATAACCTTGATAAAGGCTATTGTTAGACGTACCAGAAAACGTCCACAAACTTGCTGTTAACGTACCGTCAGGAGCCACGCCTGTATTTGTTGAAGTCAGCGTGACATTTGTTTGCGTTATCCAAGGACTTAGGTTTAACGCCTGACTCTGCAACAACAAGTTCGACGGCGCGTACTGCAACAGCCCAGACGAGTTGTACTGGGTCGCAACCGTGCCACGGGAGAACGTAGCGCCCTGTGGCAGCGAACCGTTCAAAAGATTCGCGTTAAACGTAGGGATGAGACCACCGGCCCCACCCCCACGCGTTAACCCTAAGCCGAAACCAAAAGCCATGTCGGCCCCTAGTAAATTGCTACGAGGTTAGTCGCGGTCGTGTTCGTCGTCCAAACACGCACCGCCTGCACAGGCAACACCGTACCGGCAAGGACACCGTAAAACAAGACCGTCTCGTTCTGCGCCGTCTGCACCTGAATGTTGCCCGATCCGCCGCAGTAAATCACCGCCGTGACTGGCACGGCGGCGTTTGACGGGTTGGTGAAGTTCGTGGTGTTACTCGTCGTAACAGCGAACGCACCGCCCGGATACTGCGGGAACGTAGGACTCGGGTGAGTTTGGTTACCCATGTCAGTGTCCTATTAGTACGTGACGACCGGCGGGTTCGCAATCGGGCTAGTCGGCGTCTGCGGGTAGTACGTGCCATCCGGGTTACGGAGGACGTAGTTGACTGACAGGATCGCAGAGCCAGCGACTGCCGTACCAGAACCCGTATACGTGAACGTAACACCGAGCATCGTGTCCGTCGGACCCGTGTTGGTGAGGTACTGCATACCGGCAATGTTGGTTATCGAAGTACCCGACACATACGTGAACGAGGTACCCGAACCGACTTGGTTACGCTGCGCGGAGTTATACGCCGTAATAGCCGAACTGGAGCCGTGCGTTACGATGTTGAGGCCGCTGCTCAGACTGACCGAACTTGCCGTGAACGTGTACGCCGTCGCCGTCGAAGTAATCGACGCAGACAACACAAGCGTCGTGGCATTGGTGATGGACGAGACCGTGATCGTACCAGTAATACCCGCGCCCGTGACCACCATGCCGGGGTAGATACCTGCGGTGGACGTGAAGGCTTGCGTAGCGCTAGTCGTAGCCGCCGTACACGTCGTGGTGACAGTCGAAACGCCCGTACTGATAGTCGTGCCGGTGCCGCCATACGCGTTAATGTTCATCGTAATACCCGTTGGGATAGTCGAGAAGTTAAACGGAATGACGACATCCAAATAGATGCTGCTGATGAACGACCCCGACGGAATGACAATAGGCTGCGCCGTGCCACCGTTGGTCGTCAGATACGGATAGAACACCGCAGACGAGTTGTTCGCAGACGTGTTCATCTGCGTGAACGAGATCGGCGCAAACTGCGAGCCGTCACCGGCACCGAGATTGCGGTAACCGTTGGTCGGGTACGAGCCAAGATACGTCGGTGACGGTGTGTTCGTCAGTACGATTGCCGGATTATTGTTCTTGATCGTGCCCAACAGTTGTGGGCCTAAATGAGTCTGTAATCCCATGATTCTTCTCCTGCCCCTTGCAGGGGGCCATGTATCGTCGTCTTACGATCTCTGCAACGTCCGCTAGGCCGGTTCGTAAGACTCAATGTTCCTAGAGAAAGGGGGCCGTGAGGCCCCCTTCGTCATCAGGCCACGCCGAACACGCCGAGCGGATCCGACCAACCGAACGAGTAACGTTCGCGGCTCTTGTACCGCACGTTGCCCGTATCGAAGTCACCGTCCATGCTGTTCTGAAGCGCAACACGCTCAAACATCTTCAGGCCGTTCGGAACGTCCGTGAGGATGTAGTAGCCGTGGGTGTCGGTCAAGAAGTGGTTCACCTTGAACCCTTCGCTGATCGTGCCCATCGACTTCAGAGCGTTGATGTCGTTGTCCGACGTGCCAACACGGAGTTCCGTGTCGAGCAGACGCTTCGCAACGAACATCTGGTTCGGCGGCACCACCAACTTGCGCGGCTTCGCGGCGATCAACAGACCGCGCTCGTCCGTCCAACCGGCGATCTGAATCGTCGCCGCTTCAAGCGACGTTTCGTTCAAGTCCGGAGCCGTCGAGAAGGTGTTGCTGTTCGTACCGCCCGAGACCAACGGGTGCGCCGTCGAGAACAGAGGAACGCCGTCGCCACCATTGTAGAAAGCGTTAAAGCCGTTGTTGATGATCGAAGCGGCCTTGTACTGCTTGGTGTACGCCATAGCGCGAGCGAGCGCTTTGGTGTAACGCTTCGACAGCGAGTCGTACAGGTTATCTTCAATCGCTTCTTCCGTGATGGAGAAGCCGAGAGCGATGGTCTCGTGGTTGTAACGAGCGGTCCACGCTTCCTGCGCATTGTCATACGCAATCGCCTGACCTTCGTTCTTAACCGGAGCAGCGTTGAAGCCCGAGAGTTTCGTCTCTTCTTCAAACGAACGCTCAGAGGTCTCGACCTCAAAGAGTTCCTTGTGTTCCTCGCCGTACGAGGCGTACTCCAGACCGAACAGGGCGTTGAGACCCGGAAGCAGTTCCTTAAGGAGTTGTGCGCGTGAAATTGCCATTGTTAGTTACTCCTTAAGCGCCAGCGCCGATGCTGGTGTAATGGTAGTCGTAGTTCCAACCCACGACGACTTCGGGGTAGCCCACAAACGCGACCGCCGTACCCGACGGAGCCGAGCAAGTGATACCGGTATTGGTAGCCGCAGTCGCGCCCGTCTGCCCCGAAGCCGCAGTCTGAACAACAACCGTGTTGGTCGATGCAACAACCGTTTGGACGTACGCAAACTGGCCCGGAAGAGCGCCCGTGTAGCCAAGGATGATGCACTGCATGCCCGGATAGATACCGGTCGTGCTTGCCACCGTGAACGAACCCGACGAGATCGCGCTAGCCGTGATCGTGTTGACCGTGACCGCCGTATCCGGAACCAACTGGACGATGCGGAACGGAGCCGACACGCCCGTGTTACGGAGGTTACCCGCCACGCTCGACGCCGAACCCACAGGGTTGCAGCCCGTGATACCCATCGACGAGTCGCCCGTCGAGGTGTTACCGCCCGCGCCCGGACACAGGTACGCATTGGTACCCACGAAGGCCGGAGACATGTAACCGATGGTGCTGGTCGCCGTGAAGGCAACGCTGATGTTCGCCGCAGCAGCCACAGCCGCCTGAGTCAGAACCGCCACGCGGAACAGCGCTTGCGGGTCGTCAACGACGTAACCCTGAGCATCCTGCGCGTTGGTGCTTGCTAGCCAGTATTGGTAACGGTTCTTCCCGTAGATCGGGCCGGGACCGGCACCGCCGACGCTGCTAGACGTGCTGTATTCCGCGCCTTGGAAAATACCAAGGCCGTAACCCGCCGTACCCGCGAACGATGCGGTATAACCCGTGGTGTTCAACGAACCGCCCGAGAAACCCACCACGTCGCCATAGAACAAGTTGCTGCTAAAGCCTGTGGAGATGGGCCACATACGGGTCGAACCCGAGTAGACCCGACCGCCCAGCAGGTTGTACGGCTTCAAACCGTACGGTGCTGAAATAGTAGGATAAGCCATTGAAGACTCCTAAAAGTTATTTGCCACGCCCAAAAGAGACCTGAGACTTT